GTATTGCTTCTGGATAGAGTTGTTTAGAGACAGAGATAAGTTCCCTAAGTTCCTCCGTTGTTCGTCTTATAAGCAACCCACGAAACTGTGGATTGTTTAAGTATCGTACAGGGTCTGCAAGCATTGCATAAGACTTACCGCCTCCTGCACTTCCTCCGTATAATACTTCTCGTTCATTAGAAGAAAGGAACTCTGTCTGTGGTCCTTTGTTAGGTTGGAAGATAACATTCTGTGCTTCTTCTACTTCTATCGGTTCTGGCTTAGGTTGCGGATAAACCTTCTGCTCTTCCACCAATTCTTTCTTCAAGCCTTTCGGCTTTTTGTAACGCTTCTTTGTACCTTTCGGCAAGGTAGCGTTGATTTGAAGCTTGTCTTTTACGCTTTTGTTCAAGTTTTACTCTTTTCATTAGACCTACGTGGGATATGTATCTACCTGATTGTTCGCTTAACCAGTTCGCTACATCTCTGTAACTATACTGCTTTAGATACTTCTTGGCTCTTTCTAATAGTTCAAGCTCATCTACAATCGGTTGTAGTATATCTAAGTCAGTAGGGTCTTGCTCATAACCAAAGGGTACGGTTCTACCTATTCTCACTACAGGTTGCCAGTTAAAACCATCCTCGGTCTCTTCTGGTACTGGGAGTTTCCAATCTTTACGAGTCTTCATTTTTCTTTATTACGAAAATTTTGTATTCTTTTTCTAAGATTTTTAAGACCTCTTATATAAAAACCATCTTTAGGTGTCTTAGTTTTTTTACCTGTAAGATTGTCTACTGTACCATAAAATCTTGGTTCAGCATATAATTTATCTTTAGTATAAGAAAAAGGTTTTTTCTTTTTTCTTTCTTTTTTTCTTTCATAATAAGATTTAATACCTGCCATTATTCTTCTTCTTTCTTTGGTGGTAGGATAAACAGAGGACTTGCTGCAGTAACTTCTACCTTGTCAGTCTTGGTAAAACCACTGCGGTCTAGGATGTCCTTTGCTGCTACCATCTTCTCCTTATTGCCTAAATCTGTTGGACTGTGCATAACTTCATACATTGAGTATGCTGCTTTTGCAGCAGAAGACGCTAAAAACTTTCGTGTCAGGTCTGATATTCGCTCCTGAAGCGGAGCAGTCACTGTAGAAGTAGCGACATTATCACTGTACCCTGCCATCTTCTTAGCAGTTATAAAGTTGCCTCCTGCCTCTTCAAAGAGGACATCAAGAAACTTCTGTTGTTTATCTGTTAGTTCTCTCATATACCTTTTCCTATCATTATCTGTTGACACATAGGACGTTTATATACTATCTCTTTAATGTCATCAGCCTCCTTAAGTTTAGCCATTACAACCTTTATACACTCTCTTTCAGTGTTTGCTAAGTCATAGTTACGAGTTACTACGGTGCAGGAGGAGGCTTGTAGATTTGCACATATGAGTAACATAGGAAGCCACATTAGTATTTCCTGTCTAGTTCCTTCTGGATAAACCTTACTTCTGTTTCCAAAATACTTATTCTTCTAAGAACATCATTCCTATCCCCAATACCGATAGCCATATGATTTCCCAGAGTCTTTACATCAGAGTCAATACTAGTAATACTTGTAGCATTAGCGTCAACATCTCTCTTTAAGTTTACTGACTCTTCAATAGCCATTGTGCTACTTAGTTCTGCGACAGTAGAAGTAAGGTCTTTAATCGTAGCATCAGTCTGTGCTACATACCATACTGCTGCAGAGATTTGAGCTGCAAGAGTTACCGCAAGTCCTATAGAAAGTTTAACATCCATTATTTTACGAACCTTTTACCCATTTTTTAGAAGGAGACTTTGTTTTACTAGGACTCCATTTAACCTTATCTGCCCAATAAGCAGCAGACATAGGACCTTTTGCAATATTCTTAGCATGCCTACTTTTAAATGCTTTACGTTGTCCTACAGTCTGATTGGTTTTTACTCCAGACTGACCAAAGCGTATAGTTTTTATTTTATCACCTTGTTTAGCTACAACAATGTGAGATTTACCACTACCATCACGTAGTCTTTTAGGTTTATTAAAACCTGTAACACCTGCTCTAGTTAATCGTGGGTCTACTGACACTGTTATTTTTTCTTCTTAGCCATCCCACCGTAGAACATACCTGTTTTACGATAGTCTATACTTCCTTTATTACTTTTAGGTTTTGACTTTTTCTTCTTAGCTAAACCACCTTTATTAAAAGGATTAAATCCATCATAATCCGAAATATACCCTCTAACTCTATCACTTCCCCCCGGACCTTTTGACAGGTCTGTTAGGTATTTCCATTCTGATTTAGCATCACTTCCAAAGTATTCAAAAAATGAAGGTTTTATTAATTTAAGAAGTTTAGCTACAGGCTGATTTAATTCTATTTCCATTTTATTCTCCTAACTTAATTCAAAATGTGGTCCGTCTATAAACGGTCTTCTACCTTGACTTCTTCGCAAATCTATGTAGGCATTCATGGCTTCTTCCATCGTGCCATCCCAATCTGCCATGTTATCTATTTGCCAAGCTGCACCCCAACGTACCCCCACGTTCTCAAGCTTTGCAGCCTCCTTCATGGCATCCGCTATATCGTCATATAGGTTTAACTCCCATGAAGCCCTCCCTCCAAGATATGCCATGAGGTCTACTGCAAGTCCGTCAATGTGCTTGGACTTCATGGTTTGTGACGCACCTTTGGCTACTAGCTCTTCCTGCTCCTCGACTGTACGCAGTCCACAGATTACACCAAAGTCTATTTTAGTTAATTCAATAGCCTTCTTAACAACTCGCACCATGTCATCGTTAACACCGTTAAGTCTGTCTAAGCTTTTTTGGGATAGGTTAAATGGCATTTTTGTTTTTCCTTCTTCTAGCTTCTTCTAGTCTCTTCTTCTCATTGCAGGGTTCACATGCTCCCTGCATTCTTTTCCATATTTGCTTTAGTGTGTAGACGTTGTAGATGGGGATAGGTCTGTGACATAAATGACACTTTATATCCTCCACCTTACTTTGTCAAACCCTTTTGCTTTTCATATGTACGTAAGCCACCAATTCCTAACATACCACCCAAGACAGGGAGGAGGGTACTTATATCAAACTCTGGTAAGTCAGGTACAGCAACACCGAATACAGCCAGTACAAAGATTAATGTAGGCTGCAGGATAAAATGATATGCAAAAGCAATGCCGCAGGTCCATCCCACAAAGGGTCTCCACCCTCCTTTGAATATACTGCCTGATGCTGCTTCTGCTTTATTAATTTCTAATTGAGCGAGTAAGGATTCCTGTGCATGCTTCTCCCCCATTGTAGCAATCTCATGGGCAAGCTTTGCCTTCTGGTCCTTGTCCTCTACGAACTTATCAAGAAGTCCTGTGACAGGTCCTACTAGACTTGTGAGTACACTCATTCGTTACAGGTACAGGTATCACTGCACTTTTTATTAAGCAAGGCACACCAGAGTCTCTTAAGATACTTTCTCATTATAAATACTCCACAATAAAATATGCTGACCAAATTATAAACAAAGCTATAAGAAGTGTCTTTGTCTTCTCTCTATTCCAGTTCTTCATCATTTGTCTCTGTTAGACATCCATGCGGATGTTCCCATATAAGCACCTACAATACCTGCTCCTGATATGTAGAAGAGGTTAGATATATCCGACAGTGCCTTTATCTTATCTATATCGACAAGAAACATAGCAGCAGTAAATGCCCCCATGCCTATAAGCGTAGCGGTAGCCATCCTACGTTGCGCTTTCTGCTTACGTAAGTCAGCCTCCGTTTTACCTATTTCTTTAGCGTGTGCAAGTTCTTCGTCAGTGACTATGCCGTCACCGTCTATATCGTATTTATTAAAGTTACTATCGGTTTGTAAGTTCTTCTGTGTCACGATATTTTCCTATATGCTTTTGTTTTCTTTGCAACAGACTTTGGTTGCTTAACAAACTGTTTCCCTGCCTTTGTGCCTTTTCTCTTTGCAGCAGTTGTTGCTGCGTACTCTTTGGGGGATAAGGCTTTGATGGCAGCGGTTGGTAAATAACGCTCCCCAGTTTTTGCACTCGGCTTACCACTCTTGGTTCTCCACTTTTGTTTTCCCCAAGACTTAAGACTACGTTGACTTTTTGCTAGAGCCACCCTTACCTCGTATCTTTTTTAAATCCGCTGCTGTTATCTTTTTTCGTGGAGGAGCAACAGCTGCAAGTTTCTTTTGTTTAGAAGAATATTTTTTATAGGGCATCTTACTTTTCCTTAGCGTGTAGTTTTTGAACAGCAAAGCTTGCTTTTAGACTTGCTCCTTTGTGAGCAACAAACTTTCCTTTGTGCTTCATTAACTTATAACCACCATCCTTTTGCTTCATCCAGTGATAGCCTTTAGGTGCATCAACTTTCATTTGTATCCTCCCCCTTTTGCCTTATACTGTTTGGCTACCATCTGTGCCTTACGTGCAGACCATTGGCCGGGCTTTCCACCCTTAGAACTTGCCTTTACTTTAGCTACTAGGTTCTTTCGCATTTTTGGTTTAGTATAATTTTTAGCTGCGTTGACTACCATCCCGACTCCCTAATTTTAGTTACATCGAATACTTTAGCA